CTCTCAATATCAAAAAAGAAAGGACAAATTTCGTCCTTTCTAGATCTTAGCTTTTCTTCAACCCACTACAGTTGACAAAGAGCCATTAATTTTTGGTAGGGTTTTTGGTAGGAAACTAAATAAATTTATCAGTTTCTAAAATGTGTTCACGATTCTAAAAGGCTGATACTATAGTATTCCGAATTCTAATTGGTATATGCCTCTTATTTAAGAGTAACTGAAAAACACTATATAGATGAACACATATACACCTAAAAAGGCTTAAAATAAGCCTTTATGCGTTGCAAAATACATATTATTTTTACCATAAAAATACAAAAGTTTAGACCTTATGCCCCTTTTTTGCCCCCTGTTTTTTTGTAAAATAGAAATACTAAACTCTAATTTTGTTAACATCAACAAAATTGGCAACCAAGCGCTTTGTAAAGCTATTTGTTGATGTCAACAAGTCAATTTCAGAGTAAACAAAAAACCGCAAGCCTGAGCCTGCGGTCTAGTGTACAATATTTTTGATTTTATACAGGTTTTTCAGTGAGTTTGTTAAGAAAGTAATTCGTTTACTCTATTTTGCACGGCTTGTGCGTCATAACCAGCGCTCGTTAAATTGTCATAGCGTTCTTGTCCATTGCCCCAAAGGCCTTGGATGACCTCGTTTGCCACACTTTCGAGGTCTGAAATATCGTTTCCACCATTCAAGAGACTATTAACTCTATCTTGCACGGTTTGTGCGTCGTATCCCGCTCTTGTTAAGCTATCATAACGCTCTTGACCGTTACCCCACAAACCCTGTAATACTTCTTGCGCTACGCTGTCAAGGTCTGAACTAGCGCTATTGATTGGTGTTTCGTCATTTAAAATAGCGTTAACTCTATCTTGAACGGCTTGCGCATTATATCCAGCATTTGTTAAGTTGTCGAAACGTTCCTGTCCGTTGCCCCAAATACCTTGAATGACCTCATTTGCTACGGTATCAAGGCTTTTAGAGGTGTTTTTGCTGATTAAAATATCTTCTTCGCTATCATCTAACAGTACAATATTTTTATCGTACGGGTTACTAGAATATTGCCACCATCGAATACCGTCCATGCTTGGGAAATAGTCAAAGTCAGCTGTACCATCGTTTAGCCCATATCCAGCAATCCAAAGGCTATTTGGGAATTTTGCAAGAATCTGATCATAATAGATATTATTGAGCGTGAATGGCTTGTAGCTGTAATAGATTGGCTCATAGCCATTTTCTTTGAGAATTTCCATAAAGCGAATACATGCATCTGTATTTGCCTGTTTATCTCCGCTAGCGTGATCTTCGTAATCAAGACACAAGTATTTTACTTTTTGAGGTACATTATTAAGGAAGTAGCGTGCCTCTCTTTCTGCCTCGTCTAAGTCTCCACCAAACCATGCGAAATGATAAAATCCAACAGGGGTTGATTGCTCAACTTGAGCGGACAGGCAAGGGTTGATATAGCTTGTACTTTCAGAAATTTTGATAATAGTATTCTGTGTACCCATGTCAGCCAAAACACCTGTAATATCGTATCCATTGTGGCTAGATACGTCGATGAATAAGTCGTTTTTCTTCATTGTTTTCTCCTATTTCCACGCATCGTTCATCTGCTTCACCGCTGACTCAACAAATGTATCAAGGTCACGGTCAGTCATGCTGATGTTATATTTGCTAAGCTCAGCACGAATTTTAGTGCGTGCTTGTTCCAGCTTATCTTCACCCTTATATCCAGTTTCAGCTGCTATCTGCTCAACTGCATTTACTGCGTTCTTGGCCAAGATTTCAACGATTTTGATGGTCTTTTCTCCACCTTTTTGAACCAAGTAGTCCTTGACTGCTTTGACTGCAATACCAGCCAAAATGACAAGGATGCTGATTGCTCCATTTGTGATAATTTCATTAATCTGTTGCATTTGTATTTTCCTCCGAAATATCTAAATTTAAGTATTTATTGAATAGGGCATCAATTCGCCCATTGCCTCCTAGCTTCTTGTAGCTCGAGTGCATTTTGTGAATAATGTCTGATTCATGTACACTTGTGTATCCACGTTTCAGAGCAGCCGTGATGTCGCGTTCAAGTCGTAGATACATGGTCACTAGATGTGCTTCATCATGAACTATTAACTTTTCATTCACTTCAGTTATTTTTTGCTTATTATCCTCTCCGATAGCATGAATAGTACTCAATTCACCTTTCAGTTCCTTGAATTGTTCTTGGTTGAGGTGACCTGCTTTACTGGCTCGCATGCCGAACCAACCAGTCGCAACAACTCCAATTGTTGGAGCAAGTTGAGCGATAGCGTGTATCATTTTTTCAAAGATATCAACCCATGTCATAACCTCCCCCTTGTCTAATCAATACGTGGCATGACCACGGTCAGCACACCTTGCTGCAGCATATCAGAGAGCGACTGGTCTTTGTAAGTATAGCCCTCTATCGCTTGCATTTGGAATTTGAAGATAGTCTGCGTACCTTGTGGCCATTTTGGATTGCCATCATGCGGATAAGGCATCGCTACTATGTCTCCGTTTGTGTAACGGTTGGTCTTAACAAGCGGTTTGATAAACTCAGCCACTTTGTTGTAAGCATAAGTAGGCATACCTCCGTTTTGAGCAATCGCAAGTGCAATCAAGACTTCAGTAATTGCTGAAACAGAATCCAGATACTCTTTGTTAGCAGTCAAATCTTCCTTGGTCTTGTTAAGTTGTTCCTGAGCTTGCACGATTGCGCTAGATGGGTCAATTTCTGTCTTGACAATATCTAATACTGCCTTGATTAAAACATCGTCAGAATCGCCTGTACGGTCTCCTGCAAGCTCACGCATGTTCGTACTGTAGCGACTGCCATCGGCAAGCTTGACTTCAACAACCGTCACAGTCTTATCGCCCAAACCTCGCGTATAAGGCTTGCTTGCTAGTTCGTAATTACTAATTGCCATTTGTCATTTTTCCTTTCACTTCTTCAAATAGCTCTTTTAGAGCTGGGTCGTATTCTAGGACCTCTTTCATCGTGTACAATTCGCTTGCTGCATACAAATAAAGAGCCTCATTCTTAGCTGATTCCTGCTCACTTACTGCTAGTTTCTTAGTCAGTGAATCAAGTGTTAACTGATTTACTACTGCATCCATGTTGTCATTCATGCTACTGTTTTCTCCATTTCTTCTATTTTTTCGTTTAACTCTTGAATCGCCTTAATTAAATAAGGTACGAACTTTGAGTAATTGATTGTTAAGTGATTATCCTCGCCCTCGTATTTCTCGACAGAACCAGGGATAATATTTAACACTTCCTGCGCTATCAAACCGATTTCTTCATGAGTCTTATCCTTAATGTAGTCAAAGGCCACTAAATTCAAAGCATTTATTTTATCCAGAGCCTTAACCGGTGTAGGTTCAATATTCTCTTTCAATTTTCTATCTGAGCCGGTTGTGATTCCAGCGTGTTGTCTAAATTTTCCGGTAACAATTTGACTCCACCAAACAACAGCGTTATATCCACCAGCTGGGTTATCCCCTTCGCCATTAACATCGTCTGAAGCAATCCATATCCCTTTGGGAGCATTGATTTTAGAGTAGAAATTAACCTTTGATGTGCTTGCGAAATCCACTTTGGAATAAAAATCCACATCATTCCTACAATACATCTTCCCGTCAGTGTTGACATACCAGGCTTTGGGACCAGGGGTGTCTAAACTTTCACCCCAATTTGCCCAAAATGCGTTTCTGTTCGCACCAGCGTTCGTTCCGTTACCCATCCCAATACTAACAGAGTTAATTCCTGTTATGAAATATCCATTTCTGTTTGTATATTGACCAAATCTGAAGCCTCCAATTTTACCTTGAAAACCTTCTAGAAATGTCGCAGTGACTACGACTGACCGAAGCTTATTGATAAAGGCTTCTTTAGCAGCAAGCGTATCTGTGAAGATATCGCTTGATACAAATCGTCTGGCCATAGCCATATCCATGACCAACTTATCTGCCGTGATAGAGTTAGATCTAATGATGTCTGAATTGAGCGTTCCGACACTGGCATCGCCTACAAACAAGCGTTTGAAGTAACCCTGAATAGCCGTCAATTCATCAAGTAAGGTCTTACCCTTTAATCGAATCTTTTCAGCTTCAATCAAAATTTGATTGTTAGTCGCATTGATTTGCGAAACGATTGAACCTACACCGTTGATGTTCTGAACAGACCATGAGCCATCCAACTGTCTTTGAACGGTTTTCACAGCTTCAAGAGCATCATTTGGTGCTACTGAGTAATCTGATGGAGTTGAACCCTGTTCTACTTTTATCAAACCATCATCGTACATACGAGCTGAGAATCTGACGAAATAAGCATTCGCTGGTATAGTGATTTGATTGATGTTGTGTTGTTTGCCTACAGTTGTTTTATAAGCATTTAATCCTGGTTTGCGGTTATCAATAGGATTTTTGTTTTTATCAAAAAATTGCCAAGCCGTCCAAGCCATTCCATTCTCAGGAAGAGTTACCCAATGCTGAAAAATAATTTTTTCGTTTGGTTCTACTGAAATGAAATCAGATGTGATCTCTTTTTGTGTGCTATTCGCAACATTAATAACCCCAGCGTTACCTAAGAATCCTTTCGTTGCAGTCGAACTCAAAAATAGATTTCGATGATTTTCAAAGACCTTACTCACCTCAACTTGAAATAGCTGATTGGTCATAGCCATTCGGGCTATCTTGTCAGCGATACCGTTCTCAGAATTTCCAAGAATCCGCTCATAGAGTTGGCTAGTTTCCTTCACACGCTGGAAGTCCGTCTGATTAGCCTTGCCAGCAATCAATGAAGTGATATCTGAAAATCTGCCATCTACTGCTGTTTTGTAGTTAGCAATCTGAGTGGCAATCGAACCATTTTGTGGGTTGGTAATAGCTTCGAACCTACGCTCAAGACCTCTCACATCTTCCTGATAGGTTGATTTACCAACATAGTCTCTTGCGACCAACTCACGTACAGCTGTTGCTTGTTTTGCGCTTTCCTCACGAGCGTAGCGTTGCAATGCATCCTGTCGCTGACCGTCTTTATTGACATATTCCTGAATAGCTGATAAGTCGGTTCGCAACCCCTGAGCTGTCCGCTCAAAGATAGCCTTAGCTTCAGTGATGAGACCATCAGTGTCCTCAGGCGCAGGACTCCAGTCGGTGGCGACATTGCCTTTTTCAATCTTCACATCCCAGACGCTCTTGGTCGCTTCTTTGTGATAAGTGTTAACGCGCAGATGATAAATCCCTGTAGGCTTATTCCAAATGATTTTCGTTCCTGTGGTACCTGTCTTGAGGTCCGATACAATTTGATAATTTCTGACATCCTTGTCCATAATCCAAAGAACTACGTTATCGGATTCCTTATTCCCGTCGTGATGAGCTGTAAAGGTCCCGTCTGTTTTAGCAGAAATAATGTATTCCTGTCCTTGCTCCATGTAGATAGACGTCTGTCCTACATACAGAATGGCGTTATCAAAATTAGCTGGCTTCCGATCTGGAAGAAAAGGCCCTTTTGAGCCTTTCAACAAGTTAGTTCCACCAACCCGTAAGTTTGAAAATTCTTCTCGCAATTTCCCAGCTTCAGCCACGACCAGAGTCTTATCTGCCTTGTCCTTGGTTGCGTTCAGGATTTCCTGACGGATAGAACCAGCCTGCACCTCGAATTCAGCCTGACTCAATTTCTGATTCAGCTTGTTCTGCGTGTCTGTCTCAAGACTCTTCACAGACTGTCTGATATTCTCAGCAGTAACGTTGAGTGCACTGATATCCGCCTTGGTTCTGAGACCTTCAGTCAGACTTCTCACACCAGCATCTAGTGCATCAGCACGCTGTTTGAAGTTGGATTCAATTGCTGAGACACGGTCTCCTTGATTTCTATGCGCAACCTGCACACTCGCTATCTTACTAGTCAGCTCTTCGGCTGTCTGCGTGAGTTCTGACTTACTTGCCTTACCATTGGCCAAGTTGGTCAGTTCTGACAGTCTGCGAGTCGTGCTCTGCTCAAACGTTGACTGAGCTGATTTGACGCCAGCCAGTTCTTTTTTGGTCTGAACAAGTGCTTCAACTTGCTTGGAAATCTCAGCTTCAGCCTGTGCTTGCTTCGGTCGAATATCGTTTGCGATAGTTCGTTTCAGAACGTCCAAATCGCCCAACAAAGCCGTCTGAGCGCTCGTAGCCTGTCTCTTGAATTCTTCAAGTTTGGCAACAGAATCTAGACCAATCCGCTTGGCTTCCTGTGCAAGCAGGGTACTTGCGCCAGCACTTCGTATGGCCTCTTCTGCTTTTCGTCTAGCTTCATTGATTGCTGCATTGTCGAACGACTGGAACTTCTTGTCGATTTCGCTTGAGATTTGACGTTTGATTTCTTCGGCTCTTTCCTTCGCACGTTGCAGTTCATTATCAAACTCTAGCTTATTAACACGAATTTTCTCGTCAAATTCCTTATTTTGACGGTCTACCTCGTTTGCAATAGCTTCCTCAATCAAACCCTCACTAAAACCACTTACTGCGTCTTTGATAGCTTGTTGACGAGTAGAACGGTCTTTGGCTTGGAGAGTTTGGTAATCGCCCAATTCAACGACTGAGCGGTTATCATCTAGCTTGTCGATGATTAGCTTGTGGATTCTAGCTTCAAAAGCTATTCCAATTTGGTCTCTTACAATTCCAACGCTATCACCAATCCAGATATCTTGCTCAATCGCATTGGCCAAATCCAAAAGATTGGCTTTGAATGTGACGATAGGAACAGATAAACGTTTCAATTCCTTGTAAGTTGCTTTTAACAACTCGACCGGGTCTTCAATATCTTCGTTCGTATAGACACCAAAGCGGTGCTTGATAACACCGTTTTGATGCAAGCCGTAGATGTTTCTAGCAGCCTCATTCGCTACATAATTCTGCCCTGCAGGCTTGTCGACAGGGTCGCCCTTTGATACAGACCAAACAACATCTTTAAACTGGATTCTACGACCATAACCGCCCGTAGCTTCTCCAGATTCGTTTGTGCTTTGTTCACCCTTACCGCGGCCGATAAGAGCTGTTACAACCTCGTCCGATGATTCTTCATAGGTTACGTTCAGGATGTTAGAACCATATTCAAATTGATGCCCTGTTTTGCGTCCAAAACGCTGATTTAGGTCAATGTATCGCCCGATTATCTTGTTTTCGACAAAGGTATATCTAATTTTGAACTCGCAAGCGTACGATTCAATCAATTTAACAAGTGCCTGTCTGACAGAAATATAGTAGAAAGACATATTGCCATTGATTGTCAAACCATCAACATTTCCTAGATGGTAGCCAGTGCCCTTCAAAATCTCTCTTAAAACATCACTGGCAGTTCCACCTGGTCGCTTATCCTCGATGATAAACGAATGTAAGTCGCTTTCCGCTCTGTCTATCCCCTGGATAGACAATCCCAGATCATAAGATTTTTCCGAAATCCTGAACAAACAAAAAGCCCTGTCTCGTGATTGAAATCCGAAAAATTGGGCTTCTTTTATTATGTTAGGCTTGTAATCTACAGGGATTTCAAAGCTCGCTCTATCAAATCGATTTAATTCAATCGTATGAGTGAAATCTGCAAGGCTCGCTTCATCGATGACATCAATCAATTCTTCTGTCTGATTAAATAAATAGATCATGCGAACACCTCTTTATACTCAACGCTATTCAATAGAGCGCCTACAACTTGAAATGTATTCACACCTTTTTGAAGTTTAAAATAGCGACTATTAACCATGTCAAAGTTCATCAACTCGTTTCTATCATTCAACTTGATTTCTCTCGTCTCACAATTAACCAGTAGATTTGAACCTTGAATGTAAGTAGACTTCAATCTGATATACTTCTGAGTTTCAAGATGTAAGATACGAATTTCAGAGCCTGCTTGCGTTGTTAACCTCAAAATAGGCTCTGTTGGGAAATCTCCGTTGTACGTTACCTTATTAGTCGTTACTGTTTTAGGCTCTGTATACTTGAACGGGTCATAACAGATGAAATGCAACTTGATAACTGTATCATTAGCATCTTCCAGTTCTGGTTTCTTAACTTTTGAAAAGATAGCTTTATAATATCGCCCTGAATCATCACCAAATACTAATTTTTTAGCTTGACGGGAAAATAACAAGCGATTTAATCGTTCGTACTGTCTCCGCATGCCTAAATCAGTAAATCCTGTTAACTTGACCTGTATCTCTATCTCACGCTCTTTATAAGTCGCACCATACAGATATTGACCGTCTCGACCTTTAATAGTTGCAGTTTCATGATGAAAATCAAGGACATCACGCCCTGTGGTATTGGCCACAAAGAACGTTCCGTCCTCGTTGTTCATCTCTTGATTGAGGCTTATATCACCAAATCGAACTTCTAAGCCCGAGTTAAATGTTGGCGTTCCTCTTATCGTGTCGTTAAAAGTATACATTTAAAACACCATTAAAGGCTTTGAGTCTTTAATCTTATCCTTTCTTCTTTACTTTGGATATTCGAAATGTCAGAAACAAAGGCTCTGAAATCATTTGAACCAAGAGCGAGGTTAATAATAGCTGGTTCTTTCGTCTGGTTGACTTCATAAGTAGCTGATAATGTACCAGATACGTTATTTGAGAAATCGCCCTGCAAAGCATTGGACATTGCTGAAACTCGTGAACCTGCATCATCAAACATCGAACGAATGCCGTCTGCCATTCCGGACACATTGCCTTTGACTTTTTCAAAACCGCCCATCAAAGCAGTGTTGAAACCACTCATGATAGCTTGACCGGCTGGTATCAGCAATCTACGGTCATACGAGATAGGTCCTTTGTGTTCGGCAATCCAGCTAGCGATACCACCAACGAAATCAGTAACCGCACCCCACATTGATTTCAAACCACCAAGGAAGCCTTCCATGATAGCTTGGCCAGCACCACTCAAGTCAACGTTCCACAATCTATCAAAGAATCCTTTAACTGCATCAATTGCATTGCTAACTCCATTTTTCAATGAATCCAACACATTCATAAAACCATCTTTTAATGAATTAGCTACATTGATAACAGTGCCTTTGATATTGTTGATAGTATTTGAAATAAAATCTTTAATACCATTCCAGATCGTTGTTACAGTATTTTTAATTGTTCCCAGAACCGTACCAATAATAGTACTAATAGCATTGATTACTGTTGAGATAACAGACTTAATACCCTCCCAAACAGTCTGCGCTATACCTTTAATATTCTCCCAAGCACCGCTCCAGTCGCCTTTGATAATAGATGTAACTGTGTTGATAATACCTGCTATTACATTCAGTACCGTTGAAATGATTGTTGAAATGACTGTCCAAACAGTCTGAACGATTGTAGTAAACACAGTCCAAACCGCATTCCATACCTCTTGAACAATCTGCATCCCTGTCGTAATCACGTTTTGGATAACTTCGATAGCGCTTGTTATAAACTGCTGAATAGCGGTCCAAACCGTCTCAATGACCGGTTGAAGCATATTCCATGCAGTCGTTGCAACGTCTACGATACCATTCCAGATTGTAGACATGAACTCAGAGAAACCAGACCACAAATCTTTGATTGTTTCGACAATCGGCGTCAGAAACTCTACAAAGCCATTCCATGCAGCAGTAGAACCTTCTGTAATGATATTCCAAAGATTAGTGAAGAAATCAACTAGACTGTTCCAAGCGGTCTTAATAGCTTCAATGATTGGCGTCACTACTTCAACAATACCATTCCAAACAGTTGTAGCCACTGAAACAATCCCGTCCCACAATGCTGAAAAGAAATTTTTTAAAGCATTCCAGACGTTCATCAAGCCTTCGACAATAGGACGAGCGCCTTCTAAGAAGCTATTCCAAACATCTGAAGCAAAAGATTTAATTCCTGACCAAAGATTAGAGAAGAACTCGGAAATAGTATTCCATACGGATTTAATAGCATCGATAACCGGTCGAGCCTTTTCTACGAAACTATTCCAAGCATTTGAAGCCGTTTCTTTGACGCTATTCCAAAGGCTAGAGAACCATTCAACAACACCATTCCAAGCGTTTTGAATACCTTGCCAAGCATTTGAAGCGACGTTAACAATGCCATCCCATAAGCCGATAAAGAAGTTTCTGAAGCCCTCGCTTTTATTCCAAAGAACAACGAACGCTGCACCGATTGCAACAATTGCAGCAATCACTAAACCTACAGGACCAAGGAATCCAACGATTGCAGTAATTGCCGGACCAATCCATCCGCCTATTTTACTGAAGATATTCAGACCGCCTACTGCAACCTTAGCAAGCGTAGATGTTTCAGACATGAAATACAAGGCTGAACTAGCAGCCTTAGAACCTCTGGCGATGCCAAATAAGGCTTTTCCTACATTCCCAGCGTTAACCATTCCACCAAAAACGTATTTAGTCGCACTTACTGCACCTCTAAGCCCGATTAAGGCATCCGCCGCTAATTTCGTTGTTCTTTGCGCAGTCTTAAATGCAAGAAACGCAGACGCTATCGCTCTTATCTGATCAGGGCTTAGACTTTGAACTACTTTAGCAAACGACTGGATAGCTTGAGATGCTATACTCAATCCTTTACCAATCTTTTCACCAAAAGAAGCCATGTCGCCACCGGAAAGAGCTGATGCTACTTTCTTAATAGCTTCCCAAACTTCGCTCAATGCCTTCTTGAAGTCAGCAATTGCGCTTGTATTTGAGAAACCTTGCCAAAATTCCTTGATTTTAGCAACAGATGTACTCACGAATGACGCTATTTTCTCAACAATTGCATTAAAATCAATCTTGTTTAGAACCTCTTCAAGACCCGTCGCTAACTTCTTAAAATCAATCTTATCAAGCTGATTCATAATTGCTTCAAGAGCCTTGATACCTGCTTTAGACAACGCGTCAAAAGCTGGCTTGAGTTTATTCGCTAACGTTTCTTTCAAACCGTCTAACGCTTGGTCAATCGTCTTGTAACTTGTAGCCATGCCCTGCATAGACATCCCTGCACGTTTAAACGCTTCAGCGAAATCTTCGGTTTTAATCTGTCCGTCTTGGATTTTGGTAATCAGTTCATTGAGTGACAATCCCATTTCTTTGGCTACTGCACTCATACCTGCTGGTGCCTGTTCCATCATGATACGGAAGTCTTGCCAAGTGATTTTCGGCTTAGCTAGAGCTTGTACCATTTGTTGTGACAAGGATTTCATCGCTTGCTTAGGATTTTCCGCGGATGCGGCAAGACCACCCATAGCCTCAACTAACTGGCCACTATCCTCACGACCGATTGCAGCCATCTGTGAGAATGTACTTGCCATATCTGAAGCTGAGTAGATAGTCTTGGTAGCGTAGTCCTGCATGGCCTCTTTAGCTTGGTTGATTTGGTCTTTGCCCCAACCTAGCTTACTAAGGTTTCCGTCAAACGTGTCCCATGCTTTCTTGGAACTATTCAACTCTCCGACCATTTCACCTAAAGAGCCTTTAATGCTGCCAACTGCTGAACCAATTGCTGAACTAACCAAGTTAGCACCCAACATCGATTTAAACATTGAACCACTCTTTTGTGAAATCGTATCAAATGCAGACGATGTCTTTTGAAGTCCGTTAATTGCCTTTTGTAATCCGTTCAAAGTTGAACTCATTCCTTTGTCAACCGCGGTTAGTACCGCCTCGACTGAATAAGTTTCTGCCATTATTTACCTCCTTTCATTACATATTTGCTCTCAACAAGAGTTGTTTCTCTTTCTCTGAGAGTTGATACTTTTGCTTGTTAGTATCTTTTTTCTTATAAAAATCACTGTATTTTCTATACAAAGGAGTTTTGCCGTCCGATTTAGTAGCCTCTACCTGTCTGGATAGCCAAGCAGAACGATGTAAGAGTTCATCTTCATCTTGCTTTCTCAACAATACCCCAGTCATTAACAAGTCGTATTCATACATTGTCATGCGACCGATCTCGTTCATGTCTGTGATATTCAAAAATCGAACACAATTTATAATGATTTCCTCAAACGTTTCAAGAGATGATTTCTCAACTATTTCTTGAGGCCTTGCTTCATCTCCGACATCAAAGACTTACCCGCGTTTGACTCACTCAATTCTTGAAGTACATCATCAAACAATTTTTCTAGGTCTTCATGCTCTTCAACGAATGTTTCAACATCAACTAGGGAAGGTCGTGGGCTTTCTGTGACTGTTCCGTGATAGATAACATCAGCTAATGAAGCGATGTTCTTAGCGTACAACTCAGGAATTTTAGCAGATAGAGCCATGCCGAATTTCAAGCCTTGTTGTTCGATTGGATAAGCTTTATCAAGCGAACGAACGAATTTAACGCCAAATTTCACATTGTGAGTTTTACCATTGATTACTAATTGCATTGTTGTTTCTCCTTTTTTCTAAAAAATTCAATAAAAAAGAGAGGTATGAACCTCTCTTAATTTCTACCCGCCGATACCAGGTACTCCAGAAACTGAAGTTACAGGACTTGCTGAACTAGATGTTGTTTTAGTAGTATCAGCAAACTCATACTGAACCACTTCCGCTTGGCTAGCATTAAGAGTAGCATATCCCTTGACACCAGTACCATTTACTGCGATTTCAAGTTCCAACTCTATCAAATCTTCAGCATTCTTAGTTTTCTTGAATGATGTCAAGTAACCTTGATAGTACACTGATTCGTATTTGTCACCTTGTTTCTTGGCATTTTTCTCAATTTCCCAAACTTCGACAAGTTCACCCTTATCCATAGCTTTTTCAAGTTTTTCAACCAACTCATCATCTTCTGCCATGATAGTTGTAGCAGTGATAGAAACCTCAATACCACCAACAGATTGAAGAACACCGTCTTTAGTTTTGACTGAGTTAGCGTCACGGCTCTTCTCAGATGAGTGTTCAGTCTGGAATGCTAATTTAGCACCGTCTGATTTACTTGCTTCGCTCAACAAACGGAACAATAGAATACTGTCAATCCCTTTTTTTGCAATTGGCATTTTTTATCCTCTTTCTTTTATAAAATTGTAAATACTAAACGAACACGACCACGTTTCAGCGGTTCGACTGTCGTGTTATCGTCAAAAAGCGATATTGTAGACTGCGAGATATTTAAAGCTAGATGATAGCCATCTGCCTCACTAATCTTCATCGCTTCAGCTAAGATACTCGAACACATATCTGATACTTGTTTGCGTTTTTTACGGGTACTCCACACCGACAAAACCAACTCTACAGTACCTTTCACGTCCGTTTTATTTGGAACGAGATTCGTCGTCGTGTCCTCGAATTCAACAAACGGATAAGGTACGTTATCGTCTGGCTTGTAATCGTATGTTTTGTAACCCAAAAAAAGACAACGTTTAAATACGCTGTCAAAAACTGCTTGCTCTCTTGATTTCACTTAACCAACCTTTCCAAATCTCTCTTAAAGAGTTTCTTCTGATCATCAAAAGCTGGCTTGATAAACGGCTGTGCGCTCATTTTGCGAGTTCCTAACTCAACGTATGCAGCATAATCAGTTCCAGGCGCTACTCGATACTTAAACCTATCTATCTTGCTACTGTTGACAGAGATAGAGCGTTTAGTCGCTCCTGTTGGTTTGACAAATCTCCTATTTTGACCTCTACCTTCATAGTGACCTCTGAACTTGGAAGCATTGGTAACTGCTTTTTTCTGCATTTCAGTACCATTTTTTTCAATGATACGCTCCACTTCTTCCATCTTAGCCACTCTTTGAAGTTTAGCTTGAAGTTTATCAAGACCTTTTAGTTCAAATCGTAAACTACCCAATAGAGTTGTCCTTCTCTAAGTAGAATACTCTTCCAGACTGTTTGTCTGCCCTGCATTTATAGCGTTCTTTTCGATAAATGAGATAAGTGAATGCGATTTTAGGTGCATTTTGGAAATAAACCACTTTTGAACCTCGTTTATATTCACCAAAAACTGCGACTTGCTTGTCGATACCCAAATCCATAACATGAACTGGAACAATCAACACTTTATCTTCGCTAGAAGTATATTCGCCAGTTTCAGGATCATACTCTTCTTGCTTCTTAGTGATAATCTCCACTCTATCGTTATATCTCATAGCATCTTAAACCCCGCATTAAAAGTTTTTGAACAAACACGCTTAATCACACTATCGTATTCTTTGAAATCATCAGAGTTAAATGTCATAGACGTGCCTTCCAAGGAATGATTACTCATCCCTTCGGCACCTATCCTATTAAATCGTTTAATAATGACCTCGGTAATGATATACTCAAGGCCTTCTGGGACATCATCCACGCCTGCGTAGGCTAAAAAATTATCAGTTGTCAACATTGCTATAGTTGTGAGCAACTTATCTTGAAGATTATCCTCAATCCCTAACAATATCTTTGCTTGAGTGATATTTGCCATGTTATCCCTCCAATACTACAACAAGGTCCTCTTTGTTTAACGTTGAATAACCTTCAATATTGCGCTCTCTGGCAATATCTTTTAAATCTTTAACCGTTAACTCGCTATAATTGATAACTTCAGTTTCAGCAGGCTTTTTAGGATGATGTCGTCGCAACATCATACCCATTAAGCACCTCCGAACTTAACAACTCGTGTAGGGTCGTACAAGTAAACTCCGTAGTGTTCGTCACCTGTGATGACAGTAGTTTTCTTAATGATGTCACGGTCTGTTTCGATATCCACGTTACGCTTCATCATGATAACAAAAGCTCCGTATTTGTTTACATCATCTGTCTGAGTTTGACTAGAAGACACCTTGACAAGGAAACCTTTGCCTTCATCAACTTTTTTAGAACGGACGATTTGCACACCAGCAGCTTCACCAAACGTTCCAGAAACAACCATATTCGCTCCAAGTTCTGAACCTTTAATCCATTCTTTCGCTACTGCTGTTTTTAGCTTAGTAGCATCTTTGGGGTTGACGATAGCAACATATTTTGCATCTTCTTCATCCTCAAAAATATCAAGAGCTTTATCAACTGCCTCAATAGTAGTAGGAGCTTCATCAATGTGTTGAGTTGCAGTTTTTGCTACTGCGACCAAATCGTTATCAATCTTATTAGCAATAGCCAAGCCGAGCTGGTAAACCGCTTGTCCTAGTGGGTCACCTAGACCTGACAAAAGAGCCTCATCGGTAATTTCATAACCTTTAGCAGCCTTTTTGACAGTCATTTCTGTTTCTTTTGTTGTTAGTTGGTCTAGAGTGATAGCTTCACCTTCAGCTACATCTGCCGCATCTCCTGCATACTGCCATGATGGAACTTTTATAGTATTACCTGGTCGTCCTTCTAGTTCATCTTCTACATATGCTAGTGGAGTGAATTTAATCAATTTTGGTAGTTTAGCCGATACCATGTCAGCCATCACTTCAGGGTTAATCATCTGTGCAAGTTTAGTTTGTGTCATTGTCTATTATCCTTTCAATTTATGATAAAGTTCTGGGTTATTTTGAAGTAGTTCGTTTCTACTCTGATAACCCATTCTGTTAAATTGTTCCTTGGTAATTTCACCAGCTGAAGTGTCTTCCATCTTCTTCGGTGTCTTACCTTTTAGTTTCTCGCCGACTTTCTTATCGGCTAAGTCATTCACCAAAGCTACAAAACTTTCTACAGCCTCCTGCGTAGCCTCTGCGGTATCTTTAACGACAAGACCTAGGATTTTATCATCAACTGCAATACCGCCCTCAGAAAGCATTTTAGAGGCTTCTCGCTCAAGTCCGCTACGATTGATTTTAGCTTCCAGTTCAGCAATGTATGCTTTTTGTTTTTCCTGCTCATACTCCGCTTTCTGGGTTTCGTTCATCTGACGCAGCTTTTTCGCTTCGTTCTCCTTGGCTTCCTGCTCTGATTTCCACTTAGCAAATTTCTTATCGATGATAGCATCGACATCTGCGTCCGTGTACTTCTTCTCGTCTTGCGGTTGTGGTGCAGGTTCTGCAGGTACCTTTTGTTCTTCAACCGTTTCGACTGTTTGTGTTTCTTCGTTCATTGCGAACCTCCTATTTTTAAAGTCGTCCCCGACTGTAATTTCCATAGCTTTTAGAGTCTTCAATGCTTGGACAATATAAAAACCGTACGGGATTCCATACGGTTAGAGCATAATTAGATAAATAGTAGTCTAAAGGTTTCACGGCCTTTAGGTGTGATGAGGGTCTGTGTGCCAGACCATTGTGTTTTTTCGTTGAGTGTTTCCTTGACCTCAAACAAACCATCGTTTTTATTGGCTGTTGGTTGGAGTTTGCCTTTCTTATCTCGATAGATGTATTTTTTCTCCATTATAATGATTTCAGAAAGAGTTTCTTTCGAGCGATAACGTATAATCACAACTTTGGCGAGGAGGATTATGCGTTATTTTGTTTTCTCAGACTTAACAAGTTCAATCCCACGCATGACTACTTCAGTTTTGGTCATGCTTTTTTGTTTAGCAACCTGTTCAAGATTACTGAACTCTTCCTCAGTCAATCTCATTCTAAATTGACGAGATTTAGGATTTTCACTCTTAGGTCTTCCAGTCCGTGGACTCATGTCATCACCTACTTTCTGTTACCACAACTATATGATATAATAGTGGTCGCAAAAAGTCAAGAGGTTTTTTGAAAAAAATTAAAAATAAGAAAAGCACTTAGATTTCTCTAGGTGCTTAAGAGTAGTGGACGGTGTGCCTGTCCCGTCATCTCATACTATGAAGTTGCGTAGCGACACTATCATCTCTACCTCACTTCTCTTTAGACTAATTATATCAAATCTATTCATTTTTGTCATAGATTTTTTTGTTTTTCTTAAGTAGTCTTTTAAGAGTTTTGTCAGACACTCTCATAGCTGTTATTATTGAATTATCAAAGTCTGTATTCGATAATCTAACAACTACATTTACACTATTCTCAAGACTTTCGCCTAAAACTAAAATGCTACTATCGTTTTTATGATCTATCAAAATTATATCAGGCTTTTTAATCACCTCATGAACAATTCCCTCTACATCATCACCTATATCAGAATGACCTTCCAATATATGTTCTAACCGTTCAGGTCTCAAAACTATTCTTGAGTTATTAAAGAAATCAAAGTGGCTTAAAACTTTTTCTTCAGCTGCTTTAGGTAACCTTTCTCCAAACAAGATATCACTGGTTGTTTTAGATGTTCCTTTAGTAAGCTTAACAGATTCTCTATTATCATCTACATGGCTCTTTAAATCTTTCTTAAAATGCGGTACTGTCGTACATCGACAGTTAGGATGAAACGGTGGTGCGTTCAATGCTGGAACTAGTTCAGATACTTTTGCAGTCTTGCCGTTAAATGGTTGACAGATTTTGCACGCCTTTAATTCAGTCATGACTTCGAACCATTCAACGCCATTCGCATCATAGTTAGCTTTCTGTGCCTCTGAATAAACCCTTGCTGATTCCGTTACTGCCAATCGTCTAGCGTAGCCATACGAGACATCAAACTCTTTCCTAAGATTGTTAATCAGAACGTTTGTGCCTCCACCTCTTAACACAGTATCAGCAACGCCTTTCTTAACAATTTCACGCAATTCATTCTGCCTTGTCCAATGTCTCCCTGGCCAAGTAGCACCATTGAAATTGGCGTATATAATCGTATCCGCTGATACCTTTGAAGCCTCAAAACTACCGAGCGTCATATTCAAAACACCAGCACTAAAAAGATTCTCTCGTCTGATTGATTCAGTCAAATGCTTATCTATGATTTCAAACTCACTCAAAGCCAAATCATATTGATGTAGCTTGATATTCGCTTGCAACACTTCAAGACGACTTGTCTTCATCTTCAAGTTATACAATCTCATCAAGTCGTTTTCTGCCTTCGTGAAATCATTGCTAGTAACCTTCTGGCCACGTTGTCTCAAACGATTGGCACGTTCAACTAACTGCCTAGCTTTAAACTCAACATTGACCATGTCAAGCCTATCAGCTCTCTGTTTAGCTTCTAGTTTCGTGATACCCTCTTTATCAGCATACCTTTGCCAAAAACTATCGATTTCTTTCTGAATGTTGTTAGCGTGTTGTTGATAGACACCGTGCAACTGATAAGCTACTCTCTTATCTGCTAGTTCCCTAGCCTTTTCTTCAGCTCGGTACCTATCTTCCCAATACTTACTGGTCAACATCTGCTATAACTTTCTGGCTTTCATCTATTTCAGCGTCTGAGTAGATTTTTTGTTTTTCCAAACGAGTCTCAAGGTCGCCCATGGCTTCCTCTTCTTTCTCCATTCTTTCGATTTCCGTCTTTGGATCATCGATAATAGACAAAACAGATAGCTTGGTTTCTTCAGATACCTGACCAGATAACTGTCCGACAATCTGCGCTTCTTCAAGAATGTTTCTTGGTACGTTTCTAGTGAATGTATAAGTCAAACCAGACCATGCATCCTCGTATACAGTAGTCAAAGGCACGCTGAACACAATCTGATACAAGCGATTGAATGCAGATTGTAGCTTTCTGTCTTTCATGCGTGCCAAGTTGTCCATCGCCTGCAATTTAAAAGCAAGAGCAGTACCAGATGAATTTCCAAATTCTGCTTCAGACATATTAGCAACCATAGAAATAGCAAAAATAGACTCTTTCAACAAGCTTATAAGATTCTCTTGAGTCGTGTCTGAACTTGGCTTCTCAAGGAAATTGACTTCAGGCAAAGGTCCGTCACCGTTTTTCCAAAGATTGAAAATCCTATTCTCTCTAATTTGACTTGCATCTTCATCTTGTAGTTCAACACCCAGAACTTTCAAATAAGCGTCTGCGAAATAATCCACATCATTCGCTTTCTCACTTGCAGCCTTATTTAAAGCATTAATTAAGGTCTTTACGCTTTCAAAAATACTTTGTCGTTCTTCATTCTCAATCAATTCAACAACTGGAATAGAACTATAGATGTGCTGAGTACGCTCACCAAATCTTACGGATCCACCAGTTGAAAAAGTAGCGTCAATTATTTCATCATTCGTGATAACCTGACCAATACCAGTGTTGTTATTCTCGTTGAAAGTATATCTAACTGCGAATAACGGGCGTTCTTCAATGCTGTTATCATGGACGATGAACATATTGATTGGACTGTTGTAAGTCGCTCTGGTCTGCTTGTATTCGTCTTGATAAACATAGATAAACGCATGACCGAAAATACTTGAAATCTTAGCAAGTTCAAACTCTGAATCTTCCATGTCGTTAATTTTACGAAAATCAGCAACAAACTTGTTCACATTTTCATCTTCGTGCTTGATTTTAACAGGAACACCGATTTGATATCCTGTAAACGTATCGACAATGTACTTGGCGTAATTAAAAACCAGACGATTATCTGGCTTCCAACTATCTTTTTTAATCATCTTCAAGACTTCATGTTGCGAGAGATACATATCCTCACTCTCAACATAGTTCTTGACTAACTTGCTCATGTGAAGCCTAATCGCTTCAGTAACGACTTCTTCAGCCACTTCATCACTTGTTGTCGTTATGACTTTTCGTTTATTAACAAAAACTTTTGCCAATTTTAAAAGCCTCCTTTGAATAGTTTGATTTTAGGTTGACTGCCATCGATACATTGAAGGCTATATCTTAAAGCGTCCATCAAGTGGTTGTTTTTATCCTCTGGTTTATTCAACCAATTGCCTTCTTTATCTCGCTGGTAGCAATAACTGTAAAATTCATCCATGATGTTTTTACAGCTTGGATGCACATAAATAGCGTATCCTTGCAATTTGGACACGCCTGCCATAATACTATCTTTACCTTTGCGGCTCTTAAATATCCGTGGTATGTCATGCTCTGACCTCAGTTCCTCAATCAATCTGGATTCTGAACAGTCAGCTATAATATGAGAACGTTGATAACCTTTATCTTTTATCATTTTTGCAACTTCTCGTGTTATCAAACCAATCTGATAAGATTCATCAAAAATATAAATCTCTTTCGTCGTATCATTTATGAGTGAGCAACACAAAGCAGTTGGATCGTGAGTAAAACCGAAGTCAAGACCGATACATAATTTATTAGCTGAATCTCGTAGTAATTCATCCTTATCGAAATCCTTGACAGTCACGTTCTCGTAGATTAAACCTTCAGCAACTCCCCACTCGCCATCACACACGATTCTAGCACGTCTAGGGTTCGTATGATACAAATCCTCGTAGCGTTTGATATCCACTTCATCCAGCCACTCGTTGCATTTATAAGTAGTCGTAGCAGCGAATGTGTCAGCCCGTCTCGTCTCTTCATCAAAGAACACACGCTTGAGCCAATGTCTCTCATTCCATGGGTTAAATGTGACCGTGATTTGTTTAAAGAAATCAGGTACGTCTAAGCTACCACGGATTGATTCAACAACCGTACTGAACTTATCTTCAGTTTCGATTTGATACGCTTCCTCGAACCATGCCCAACAAAGACTACCAACATCGACCGTGATAGATGTGATTTTTAGTTCATCATCCAGACCACGGAACAAAATCTTTTGCCCGGTTTTTTTGACAGTTATTTCGGGTAAGGACTCATTAAATTTAAATAAATGAGTCACACCTAATACATTACACGCCCACTTAAAATCCGTATAAGTCGATTGTTTGTTCGTATTCGAATATCTACGAATAACAAGTAAGTTAGCCCAGGGATATTTTAAAAGACGGATAACATAATTCAAAGCGGTTGTCTTGGACTTCTTCGAACCACGGGAACCTTTGACTACACGATAAAGATTTCTTGATCGCCAGAACTGACCGTATCCACCGCCCACTGTCTTAGGTAGGTCAACAACAATATCGTTCTGTTTAATCTGGTATGTCTGACTCATTCGCAAACACCACCGTTCCAGAAACGTCTGCCTCTACTTTGTCTGTCCACATCTTATGTCGTTTACCTAACAATTCAAGAGCTTTATTCCTATCGCTGTTCTTTGTTGGGTATTCGACAAGTTGAGGGATTTCATTATAGACTTTTACAGACTTACCAGTCACGGGATCCGTCATCAACTCAGCTACTTTTGTCATGACTACTGTTGTTTCTTTCGCTTGTCCCGACGCGATTTCTGACAGCATCACAAGAATTTGTTTTTGAGTTAAGATTTTTTCATCTTGCAACTTCTCCATTCGATTTTTGATGTAATCGGAAATTCCGACATTATCCAACAATTCAGAAGATCTTGCTTTAGCATATTTCTCACTATATCCTGCTTTTAAAGCTGATTGATAAGCATTGCCTGAGATGATGTACTCATCTGCAAATCTCTTTTGCTTTATTCTCAATCCACTCAATTTTCCATCACCTCCTTTCAAAAATAAAAAGCCACACGATGTGTGACCTTCTTGCAAGACGACTACTACCTTGCGTGTTAATTAGTAATCAATTTGAAAGTTTTCCTTTTTTTATTTTTTTGTAGTCATTACAACCTCTGAGGGAATCAAACCCTCTAGCTTATAACTTATCCGGAATATAATTAGCTACGCAATCATGCAAGGTCCAGTCGATAAGCCGACCTTCTAATAAGTTAATGAGTGATATGTGAATTCTAAACCTACTGCCTACCCCATTCTGGGACACAAACACTCAAAGGAGAGGGGAGGACTTGAACCTCCAAGACCATTACAGCCCCCTGACATTACAGGTAACCATCTACCAATTCTGAGACCTCTCTTTTCATTTCTTGATACTACCATTCTAACAGATTTCAGACTTCATGCCTGTACAGTTACTATCATTTACTATCAATTCTGTAAGAATAACATCAAGCTCATTTACCGCCTGTTTCTTCAAACGGTAGTATGTAGGAGAACTCATCCCTCCCATGCTATCACAGATATCATCAACGTACATCTTATTGATGTAGGTCTTTCTCAAAATAGTTCTATGTTTTGGATTTTTAAGCCTGTTGATCATTCGACCTAATTCAAGTTTTCTGTTAATGACCTCTTTAGTATCCTGCTCTATAGCCTCTTTCATCACTACCAACTGAGTATAGACATCATCAACTTTTCTAGTCTGTCCACCTTGGACTTTGACACCTGACCACTTAGGACTTGAGAGCAAACCTGCCTCAAGCTCATTGATTTCATCTATACGGCTTTGAATGTCCATGTCAAGGTCTTGTAATTCTTTCAATAGCTCTTTAGCCTTGTTCACTCTCTGTCTCCTTTGTGATATAATAATATTATTGAGATTATAGCTGAGACAGAGGGTGTCTTGGCTTTTTTTGTTTTACAAATTATTAAGCTCTGGGTTTTCGTAGATTCTCGCTCTAACAGTAGACCAATCACACCCATAATATGATGCAATCCAATTTATTGACTTACCTTCGTTTAGAAAGACTTTCAACTCTTCTGATGGTATAAGAACACGCTTTTTCATTTTCAAACCTTTTCTACTATGATTTGCCATGCCGATTTTTCTCCTATGAGATTCTGAAAAAATGCGTCCTTTATTGTGCTTTCTATTGTGAGCCTTATTTAATATCAAAGATAGATTTTCTTTTCTTGCATCTAACTTATTCTCGTTCAAATGATGCACACTATACTCAAATGGAATTCTTGTTTTCAACCAGTATTGCATTAAAAGTCTATGTATATGAATCTTTTCGTTATGAATTGAAACCGCAGGATAGTGACCGTGTAAATATATCTTTTTCCTACTTAAAGAAGGTTTTTTCTGATACCACAAGATTGCCTTCTCTAATTCAGAATAATCAACAAGACATTCACACTCATTACTAAAATCAATTTTCGTTTGTCTTTTTACCGTCAATTAAATCACCGTCCTTCCAACGCCTCATGCAATTGACGACCACATACAACTGGTTCTTGTTTTTCGTTAACTGTGATTGTAATTGAATTGTTCATTTTGTTTCCTCTTCTTCTGTAAAAAAGTTAATAATAAAATTGATTAGATCATTGGCAAAAACTGTCATAAAAGTTGCCTGAACATCAAAGAATACTCTCGCCTGTTCCTCTGGAAAATGTTTTCTGACAATTGCAGCTATAAGTGCGTCCCACTTTTCTAACTCCTCAGTCCTTGCTTCTGACCTAAATGCCATATGTAATTCGTTGATAAAATCTTGATTTTCCATGATTTTCTGTACACAAAAAGCGTACCCTTTCTATAAAAACTGTTGCATGAATAAGGGTACGCATGGTATACTATATGCGTATCCTGTTCATTATGAATGGGTGCGAGGTTGCACGAAGTAATCGCTTTAGTCGGTGGAATACTTCGTGCTTTTTTTATTCCTCTAAACGTTGAGCAAGCTCTTCAACAGCCTGGATAATCGTATCTGATTTAGAAATTCCTAACTTCATAGAGACATCTGAAATCAAATCAAACTCATCCTCAGTTATTCTGACGGTCATTGATTTATTCCGCTTGCTCTCTCCTTTTAGAGGTCGCCCCATTTTCTTTGCCATAACTATCTAGTAAAATACCAAATAGCCAAGGCAAGGACGGCAATGCCAACAACACCTTGAACTTTTTCTTTCAAGGTTGTCCGCTCAATCGTAATTTCTGCACGCTTGAACTTCTTGTGGTAAAGTACATTATCTTTCATTTGCTTTTTACCTTTCCTTATGCTAGAATGAACTAAACAACAGGGTTTGGGGCTTTCGCCCCTCTCCCATTAGAATTTGATGGTTATCTTAAGGAATTTGAGGTTGAGTTCGATTGTGACCTCTTTCGCTTTTGGAAACCATCTTTTTTTCTTGTCGTGTTTAGCCATCTGCTAAGTCCTTTCTGTTGGATTTGTTAGATTTCTCAACCTTACATAGACTATTATACTATTTGTAACGCATTAAGTCAATACTTTTTGCGTTACTTTTTTATTTTTCAACAAAAAAGTTCTCGCACCCATTCATTATTCAGTTTTCAAAGAACAAAATCATAGCTTATACTTCAAATAACACTGCTAGTTCCGCTAGCTTTTCAGAACTAGTGTCTAGCTCCTGACTAGCCCAAATTTCAACTGGTGTCATCCCAAATCCTCCTCTTTCACGAAAGTTCCGTCAATCCATTTACCCTTGCGGTCTTTGATTTCTTGGTAAGCCAGTTCGAAACACTCTTCGAAGTTATAACCGAGAATATTGCTGATTGATTTTAGACATTCAACCGCGAATACTAAATCATAACGAAATATTCCATCGTATCTTCTATCGCTATACGATAGAATTACACAAATGTTTAAATTTAAGCTTTTAAAACATTTCATTACATCTACTTCTTCAGCGAGATTTAATCCCTCAAAAATCTTATGCACATCCTCTTTAATCAGCAAGGCCAGGCCAACAATCACGACTGCACAATCTCCAATGCTATCCTTGGTCAGTTGCTCATTCTTCTTGAGATAGCCAGCACAGAGTTCACCAAACTCTTCGCTAAGTTTTAGTGACTGCTTGTCTAACCGTCCACCGTTCTCTAAATCACGGTCAATAAACCATTGTTTGACTTTTTCTAGTGTGTTCATGATAACTCCTATTCAATATCTGTAGATGCTTCCATTGTCTTAATAATTTTTTCTAACATAGATTTATGTAGTGTGATGTAACTATTTTTCTTCACTTGTTCACAGAAGATACAAATTCGTTTGCCAAGGTAATTACATTTTTCGTCTGAACGGTAACTTTCATCTGACTCAATTTGTTCTTTGTTAGCTGAACTAACAAGAATTACTTCATCAGATTCTTTCCAATCAGTAATTCCCATACATTTGTGCAAATTCTCAAATGCTAAATCCATTAAAATATTTTTAACCATCATTCTCCTCTGTTTCTTTTTAATCTTGAAAGCTACTAGTTTCTGCGAATAAATCCAAGAATTTCACAACAACACCTCATCCCCAACTTTCACTTTCTCGTACACGTCCTTCGTAACAACGAACACCCCGTAATCACGTATCGTAAGCGTGTATAACTTGCCATGCCGTCCTTTTTCAACGACCTTACCGAATATCTCACCACCTGCGTTATCTGCCTTATAGATAACCATCGGCTTCTTCTCTTCCAAATCTCGAATCCTGTCCATCTGCCAGATATTCAATCCAGCAGATAGCAGAATCCAGATAGATATGAATCGTTTCAATCTGTGACCTCATTTCTCAATTCAAAACCAATTCCATATAAGAGCAAATCATTTTGAAAGTCAACGAATGTTTCAATCATCTCAGCTTCTTGAAAGTCGTATTCCTCAACCTTACTTAAGAAATCATCAATATCATTTCTTTGTACACTTCCGTGGTCTGTCTTTGTATGTTCCACGGCTGATTCATAACCATCTACATCAATTGTGTAGCAGATTCTGCCACTTGAATAATCATATTTGTAATTTTTGATAATCACTATTTCATCTCCTTGCTCTTAATTTCTCTAGTGAGTCTATTTTTTAAAACATGACTTGTAAAATAAATACCGTCTGCATATGTATAATAATCAGCGGTTTCTTCAACCCATTGACCTCGTGTGTACGGGTATCTGTTTGGTCGTTTCATGTTACCACCTCAAAGCGCCTATCTATTTTTGGGCTTATTTCTTTTGAAAATAGGATTTTTCTTTTCTTTTTTCTTCTGCTTGTGATATTCGCTATCTTTGTTAAAAATAATATCTTCATCTTCAATCAGTTCAGGAATGAAGTATCTAGATGGGTATTGTTCAGAGCGTTCCATCACTCAACCTCCTGAATTTCCATACCAGGACAATCAAACACCCAGCCGAAACCAGCTTCTTCTAGTTGTTTGCGGGTGTGGTTTGTGCTATGATTCTTAGAATTACCACTTATTCCAAAGTACCAAGTACCAAGTTCTTTGTTATAAGCTAGACATCCATTGATACGATTCATACCTTTCACCTTCACAAAATACCGCTTTTCTTCCTCGACCTCGTAGCCGAAAATCCAAGCTAGTGCGAATAATTCGGAATTATCCCGATACCATTCTGCAACTCTGTCAGACATGCTTGCGTCTATTGAGTAGGACAGTGTATGCCCCAGTTTTTTCTGTTCTGCAATAAAATCCGCCACAAACTGCGGAACTTTGATTTTTTCACGTTCAATTGATTTGTAAATGAATCTCTCGTCTATGCTCACGATTTCTCCACTGGCGACTTGAATTTTCTTTTCCCTAGCTCCCGTTGTGTCTACTGAAAATCCAACTTCATACCCTTCGATATAAACTTTATTTTTATTCATCTTCCAACTCCTCCACTTTCTTTCTTAATTCTTTATTCTTTTTCTTTAACAAATCACGCTCCAGCGCTCTAATCCGTCTCTTGCGTGAATCGCACGGCTTCGAATACTCGACTATCTTCTCTTCGTTTTGCTCTATCGTGCGTTGATAACCTTTTATCAATTCCTTTTTGTCAAATCCCATCCACTATCCTTTGCAATATCTCGTGATACTCATAAATCTCCAGTTCAATTCTGTAATTCTTATTTCCAGACTTGCCACCGTGCATGAATTCAGTCGATACTATCACATTGTAATTATCATCTGTCCAAATCTTAGCATCCGTTAAGCCGTCAAACAAAGCCTTACTTGTAGGCGACCAGTTCGGCGGGTCATATTTCCGATTTGTCGGAGGATATATCCGAACCTTAACCTTGCAAGGCTTGTCCTCGCTGTAAGGCAATCCAAAGTAATCTCTCAGTACATTGTTCCCCTCATATTCAGCCAACTGCCGTAAGAACTTAGTGATTTTAGCCTTTTGATGAAAGTGTGGTCTGTCATTTGCGTTAATCATCTGCTTCCTGCTCAACTCAAACTTCAAAATCAATCGTTCTTTCATGTCTTTTTGTTCATACTTCCTACCAAAATCCCACGCCTGCCAAATTGTGAGCAAGGCAAGCGTGAGTGAAATTCTTTGCGTCATTCGTCCAAAGTCACATGACCTTTACTGACGTTTTCTAGTTCGCAGTTTTACAAGAATGCACGGCTTGTTGGTTTTTGAGTTGTTTCCATTTTGGAAATAGTTGGTTTTTCAAATTTAATAATCACTTTCAATCCAGTCACTTGCTGGATTTCTTCGTCTGAAGCATCCTCTTTCAATAACTTCAACGCAACATCTTCCATGCTTTGAAACGCTCCGATATACTCATCGTATTCCCTGCATGTTTCGCAATAATCTGGCTCTTCGTAGCGATCTAGAGTGTACCAACCGCCTAGGTGGTTTTCGTATAGATGAATCATCATATTACCTCCACACGCTGACTCAACGCTTTCGTTTTGCAATATTCACAATGACCGCATGGCTTTGCCTCTTCTTTACCTTTTTTAACATCGTCAAGATGCTTAATAAGCATAGATAACTCAGATAGCTCGTAATCAAGTTTTTCCTGAGATTGAAAAACAATCGCTCTGGTATCAGGGGTCGGCTCTTTTGTCACTGCGTATATAACAGGGGTAAACTCCTTGCCATACTGCTCTTTCAGCATTTTCTTATAAGCCGCCATCTGAAGGACATATCCCCAAGCTTCGAACCAGCGGGCTTGAATATTTCGTCCGCTTGCTTCATCCTGAACCCAGACCATGCTGTCAATGTCTGATTTTGTGGTCTTAATGTCTACGAAATAGCCCTTTTCAACATTGAGGCAGTCAATCTTGCCTTTAAATTCCACGCCTCCGATTTCGCCTGTGACAGCAATCTCTTTCTGACCGACATAGTACTCCATAAATTGCTTGTCAGCTTCCAATCGCTCAATCATGCGCTGGCCAACCAGAAAGTCAGCTTTTAACTGACCTTTGGTTTTCCCAGCTTTCGAAATCATGGCATCTGCATTTTCATCCATAAACTTCTTATGTGCTTCTGGACTTTCAAAATAGCTGTGAACCATGTTACCAACCAAAAGAGCTGTGTTATCTCGTTGGTCTTCCCACTCTCCCTCTAGCTCTGCCAATGCCCGTGCTTCGCACTCCCTAAATCGCTTGTATTGCGAGATAGACCAATATTGACGTGCGGAAGCTACTGAGTAGTAATCTTCTCCAAGTAAATCCAGCGTCATTTCATCTCCACCTTTACTGATTTTGTTTGTGGCTCAAATTGAACGCCGTGAGCATTGAGCCATTCTTTAAATTGCTCCTTTGTTTCCTTTGCGTTCTCTGCTGGAAAAATTAAATCTACAGTAAATTTGTAACCATATTTTTTAACGCCATCCTCAGAAGTCATATTTTGCGATTTTCGGCCTGTTTCTTGCTCTAGGGTATAATTACCCCCTGAACTGCTTTCTGACCCAAATTCAGGCTGATTTTGAGCGTAGAATTGACCCTGAGTATCTTGTTCCGCTTCTGCTTTAGTCCGTCTAAGCTCATCTGCATCTGCATGTAAGATATCAATAGTATCCAAAGCTGAGCGACCCTCTCTTAGCAAATCAACGTACTTTTCAGGCTTCAAACCTTTAGCTATCGCGATAGCAGTCATTTCATCTATACGCTTTTTCAACTCATCTTCTGCTTTAGCTCGTTCAGCTAATGCCTTATCATCAAGAATTGCTTGCAAAACATCAACAAGTTTCGCTCCCTTGTCATAACTGCGAATGTAGACAGTAGGTCCGAGACCGGCTTTAGCTGCCGCTTCTGTAATCTGGATAAGTCCAGCTTCACGTTGTTGCTTCTTAGCGGCTTCTTCTGCAACCAATCCGACAATCATCTTAGAAGTAGCTTGATTGATTCGCACATTATCGGCCATAAAACACTTCTTCTTGCTGAAATCGTCAAAGTAAATAGCAAATAATTTGATGTCAAGTTCTGTGCCACTTTCTGCGATTGCAGATTCAAAAGCTTCTCTGACCGTTTCCTTTCGGGCTTCTGTTTCTCTCTCCTCAAACTCCCTGATTTGATTTTTAATGTCTGTCTGCAAAGTTTTGATAGGGTCTAATATGCTATCAACCCAAGCCTTTGCTTCGTCAAGAGGTTTAGAGTATTCTGAAAGCTGGTTTTTAAGTTCTTGTTCAATCTGACGCTGTACTCGTCCCAACTCGTCTTTTACTTTAATGTCATCTGATAAAGTTTCTTCTGTAACGATATAGCCAGTGTATTTCTTTTTATAAGACTCTAAAGCTTGCTCCAAAACTTCTTTGCCTTGGATTTCGATTTCAGCGGCTTTTAGAGTAAAACCAATCTCTAAATCTGTTACTGGAACAAGTTCTAAGCTATCCGTCACATCTTTTAATTCTTCAGTCATTTTAGAAATCCTCCCCTTCTAGCATGTCTATTTGACCATTTTCTGACTTTTGGTCAATTACTTCGCCCGTTTCTTGATCAAAATCTGGAATCTCATCTGCTGGGTATTTTGTATCTGTGGTTGTCAACTCCTGGTTGATAACCTCTTTTTTTGGTTCTTCAGTCACTTCTTCAGAAGCTCCAAGAATGCCGGCCAATGTTTCAGTCTCTTCTCTCACTGGTTCGGCTTCTTTCATTTGACGATCATTGTCATACTCATCAGCAATTGTGTTATTGATTGCTCCAGCGAACAAGTCGCTGTCATTGCTTGTGTTGATAAACATTTTAGCAGCACGATTGATAACCGTTCTCATAGCCATTTGGTCAGGAAAGTCGATTTGGACATTTTTCGTTTTCGCCTTAGACCATGACTTGTCAATTTGTTTTTTAGTCATGACTTCAAAGAACTCTTCTCCATCCGTTCGAGTGATGATGCAATAAGCAGCAATTATTGGATTATCTGCGTTCTGCCAATCCGTCTCATGTTTGACTAACTTCTTACGCCCGTTTTCAACTGATACCTCTAGCGTATCCCCTTCGTAGACAACATTAGCAGTAACGTCTTTCACCTCTTGCAAATCTTTAGTAACTTTAATGGTCCCAAAATAAGACATTCTCAATTGGACGTCAGAGCCATATTTGATAAAGTAACATTGCTTTTTAGCCGGGCTTAGTCCTTGGGTTACCATTTCTAATAATGCGTTATAAACGCTGTCTTGAGTGCATTGTTGGAGCAAATTTCCACTGTTGGAGTTTTTTAGAGCATAATATGCTGAGCTGAGTGCATTGCTAACGCTATAATTTGGTGCGATTAGCAAGCCTTCACCTTTCATGGCTTCAATTCGTGTTGCAACATTTGATGTAACTTGCTTCTGTGTTAGTTCGTTTGTCATTTTGTCTTTCTCCTTTTTTAGTAATTAAACATTGTCCCACAGTATCCAGCTTCTTCTAATGCTAATCGGTTCAAATAGTGTGACATATTGCTAATACTCATTTTTCTAACCATTTTCTCGGTTAGATACTCGCCATCAATTTCTGCTTTCATTTCCTCTCTAAGTTCTTGTTTCCATTTTTTGTAATATAATCGTTTTTTCATTTCCTTCTTCCTTTCGTCTTCTTCAAATTCCAATTTTCACGTTTTATACGTCGATTTTCGTTTTGTAGTTTAAAAATAATATCTTGTTGTTCGTTGATGATCTGCCCCATCTCTCGGCCAAGATGAATATAATCAGCTCGCCAGTTGTCGATTTCTGCAAGTAGTTCTTCAATCATATTTCATCACCCACGTATCGATACTGCCCACATCCAACATAGATGTACTGGCTTGGGTCAAGTTCTTCTCGTTCTTCAGGCGGTTGCATTATATCTCTGTCATAATCAAACATGAGCATACACCTTTCCAAGCTCAAGCACTCGTTTCACATATCTGGCCTTGGACGTCAAACCGAGATCCAGCAATTCGTTTTTTTCTTCATGATTGGCCAAAAGCCATACACGGTTTTCAAGTTCAATTCTAGTCATTAACGTCCCCTTTGCTCTATCCAAAACGCTTTGCATAGCGTGCTCTTCGTGGTTCCGGCAACGCTAGAGGTTCAGGGCGCAAACCTACAGGCGGTTCATTATCAAACGTAAAGCCTTTGAACTCCCGACGGATATTCTTACGGATTTGTTCTCTTTCAATCTCACGACCCATTTCAAGCAATTCATTACAAGTTCTAATCACTTGCGTATCATACTCTTCTTTCAATCGTCTTTCTTCCTCTTTTTGATTTTCTAACTGATGAACTAGAATCCCTGCGCTGATAAATCCCAAAATCACTGCGCCTGTTCCTAAAAGCTGGCTAATTAGTGGTGGTTCGTACATTTTTTCTCTCCTATACTCCGAATTGTTTTTCTTTCTTGATATTCTCAAGCATTTCTGATAAAGTTTCTTTCTTCGCACGATAGCGATTACGACTTTTCCATTTGACGAACATGCGAAATCCTTCGTAGTCGATAAATACAATCTTATGAGTTGGGTTATCGATGAACTGCTTGAAGTCTGGATGTTCTCGCATTTCACCCGCCCAGACTTTTGCAGTTCCTGGAGTCAACCCTTCCCACCTCTGACAAAGATGTTTGTAATCACCATGCGTGGCTTTTTCGTCTACATCAACTGGCTTATAAGTAATTTCTGTTTTCGGCATGCAATTTCCTCTCTTTCGTGTTATAATCATGTTGAATATTTAAGTATGCGCCTGATTGCCGTCAGGTGCTTTTTGTTTTATCTTAGTTCATCTGTGCTGATTTCTAATGCGTCAGCGATTTTCTTAACTGTGTCAAAATATAAATCTTTTACCACTCCATCCCTTAAACGATAGATCCCAGCTGTACCAACACCAGCTTTTAAACAAAGTTTATAAACTGTCCAATTTTTCTCTGAAAGTTTTTCAGATATTTTTTCCCAGAGCATAGCCGTTTTCTCCTTATCTGACTTTATTTTTATAGTTTTTATTTCTTTGTATGTCTTTTTACAACATATTGTGCCTTTTGTGACCTTATCTTTCAAAAAAACACCATATGTTGACAATCATTGTTTTTTATCATACAATGAAAGTGTGACTAAGACCTCTCCCGTTTTAGTCAAAATTCCAATAGAAAGGAGGAAAGGCTATGAGTAAACTTAGCAGAAGACCAAACCATCATGTTAAAAAACTTACTTGGTCTGACCTCGATAGCATTCTGTTATCTAATTTTTCAGAGTCAACTACTGATAAACCTAGAGCAGTAATTGAATTATCCAATTTTGAAATGTCTAAATCCGAAATTATCGAAGAAGCAACTGCACAAGGTTACCAAGTTATCGATGATTCTGATGGTTATTTAGAGTTTCTATAGCGAATTTTAAAGATGATATATTTGTACGATTTACATCGATATCTCTTTTCAACTTAGCAATCTGTTCGTCGGATTGCTTTTTTCTTTTCCCACTATACGGATATCGTCTTGGTCTCATTTCATACCCTCGTCTTACTTTCCAGCGCCCTGAGTTCTATCTCATGGCTGACTTGTCCAAATAGCTTCTCACACGCTATTTTTGCTTCTCTGTACGTTTTAGATTCACTGATGAAATAATCAGCAAGTTCGATGATTTTATCTTCCATTTAACCTCCTATATCAGTCTTGAGACTGATGTAACCCCTTCAAAAATTGTTTATAGTTATATTATCCTTAACAAGAAAGGAGCTGATGCAAATTGGCAAAATTTTTGAAGGGGACTGTGGTTCAGTGATTCAGTTTGGCTAGGTAACCAACACGTTTTTACTGCGAGTGTGACTGCACGGAGCCTGTCGCTGACTATAAGAGGGACTGCAGCTCTGCTTATAGCGGGACTGACAGACAACTACCGAGCGGCACTCAAAGACTAGCCAAACCACGTTGATTGCAGTGCTGGACGCATGACCAGCGAAGTTTCAACCAGTCGCTTTACACCGACTGTGAAACCTTATCAAAGTATGCAGGTCTTGACCTAGTGTAAAGTAGGTTAAGACTTTTTATTGATCAGGAACTTGTGAATCATTCAAAGAAATCTTAGAGTCAATTTCATCCAACTTCTCAGCAATATATGTCACGGTCCTCAATATCTCATTGAGGGCTATTCTTTCTAGTTCGTTCATAATGTTCCTTTCTAAGTAAAGACTTCTAAAAAATCATAAATTAAATTTATTTCTAATTCTTTCAAGCTCATCATCTTGTATTTTCTTATACTCGTCGATGCGCTTTTTTCTATCTCTTTTGCTAGCGTAGTATGTAGCAAAACCAATGACTATGTTGATAATGATAGTGAAATAAAACCATACTAGTTCATTCATATTCCCCTCCAATTAGTGAATTTTTTTATTAGCAATTTCATCAATTGTATCTAAAACAAGTTTTTGCATCTTTTCTCGTGTTTGCAATTCATTGCGAAAGAAAGAATCAAGCATTTCAGTCAATCTATTCGAATATCCTCGCAATAGCATTGCCGTCACTAAAAATGAAGTAATTACTGAGACAAGAATCGCTGAAAAAACACTATCCATTTTCCTACTCCTTTCAAACCAAAGTCCTATATTAGAATTTTGAAATTCCTCTCTTTTATTTATTAAGAGAAGTAGGACTTGTTGTTAATTAATATTTATTGTTATTTAATACTTGTTGTATAGTTAGTATTTATTAGTGTAAAAAAATTGACATGAAAAAGTTTGACATGAAAAAGTTTGACATGAAAAAAACTTATATCTCAAAAATTGAATCACTAATTGCTTTATCAAGTCTTTGCAACATGATATCAAACTGGAAATCAGATATTTTTCTATCAGAGAAAAATCGGAATACATGACTTCCTCCACGACCTGGAGGCTTTCGCCTAACTTGACGTAAATATCCAGCATCTTCCAAGATTTTGAAATATTTACTAATAGTTGGACGACTAACACCTTTCCGCTTAGCTATTTCTTCTGGATATACTTGCCAGTTCGGGTGATTAGCCAGCACCACCATCATGATGCCAACAGCTGTAAAATCTAGCGCAGGATCATTGATAAAGCTATTACTAACAGCTGTGTAGTCATCAGTTGGATTCCTGAAAGATGAACTGGCAATCCAAATTTTTAAAGTCTGTCATACGCTCTCCTTTCTCTTCGCTTATTTTCATTCAGTCTTATTTCAATCTCATTATTGAGATATTTTTTTAAAAAAATTAAGACGTTTCTGTCCATGTAATATCTTGATATTTAATTCCGAGAATCTGTTCGATAATTGGAATATATTTACTATTTGGCATCGTATGACCTTTTCGCCAGTTTGTGACTGTCTGAGGTGACACCCCAACCTTTTCAGCAAATTCTGCAACAGTTAAATCTTTAACTACCATCCACTTTTTAAGATTCATTTCCTGCACGCACTCACCCCCTTGTGTTAATAGTTGTCCTGTCGTTTCTAGATAGATTGTTCTAATCATTGACAGGCTTGGCTTTTAATTCAACTTCAATAATACTAAGTCGATTGATTGCTTCTTACAATTCTTCGGCTTTTTTTGATACTTCTTTACAGGCTTCCTTGAATTCTTCAATACCAGAAACTTCAACATTAAGCCGATATCCTATTGGTCTCATTTCCTTCTCCTTTTTGATATAATGTTTAATAAAAACGAGGTTTACTATGTTAAGTATTGATACACAATTTGTAGATACAATCAGTAAAATACTATCTGATTATGTTTCACATTCTGAAATCACAAGGATGGGAGAAGTCTTAGGATATTCCCAAAACGACCAGAACTCTGGACTCAATAAACACTATAGAGTTCACAATATCATGTCTGATATACTCAACAAAACACAAGATGAATCTAATATCAAACTTGTAATTGAGTATATCTGCAATCCTTTGCGGTACATCGATAAAGTTTCAGATTTTGAAAACTTAAGATTAAAACTAAATGTCGTTCTTTCCCTAAAAGGCCTTGCCATATCAGATAATGGACATGTAGTTATTACTACTGCTTCAAAAACATTAGTTGAGGCAAAGAAACGATTTGAATCACTTGATCATATGTTGAGAACATTAAATGTTCATCCAAATGTTTTAAAATTCTGCACCCAGGAACTCTTACAAGAAAATTATTTTCATGCTGTATTTGAAGCAAGTAAAGGAATCTTTCACCGCATTCGTTTACTAACCGGTTCGTCTCTGGACTCAGCAAGTCTAATAGACCAATGTTTTAAAATCAAAGAACCCGTTATGATTATCAACGGAAATAAATTACAGACTCTTGACGAACAAAGTGAATATAAAGGATTGAAGAATTTACTTCTGACAATCGCACATCTTTATCGTAATTCCAAAGCACATAAACTTAAATACTACAATCCAGATAGTGTTAATGATGCCTTAACCGCTTTAACTCTTATGTCCCTCGCTCACAATCTCCTTGACAACTGCACTAATACTAGGAGACTTGATTAGTAGATTATAAAATTCTATAGTCACCTCAGCTAATCTAATTGTTTCTTCATCTATGGGACTATTGTAGTCCTCAAGGTGATGAAACCTTTCAGTCAACTGCTCTGATAAGTATTCTGTTTGCCTAAAGATAGATTTATGTAGATGAGTAATTGGTTTTAGCAATTCGATTTCATCATAACTTAATATTTTTTCAGTCTCCTCTTGAGTTACTTCTGCTAACTTTTCCACACCAGAAATATCAACATTAACATGCGGCTGTTCCATTATCGTTCCCCCTCGTTCTACTTTCCAGCACCCTGAGTTCTATCTCATGGCTGACTTGTCTAAATAGCTTCTCACACGCTATTTTAGCTTCTCTGTACGTTGTGTTTTCGCTGATGAAGTAATCAGCAAGTTCGATGACTTTATCTTCCAATTCTAACTACCTTTCAAATGTGGTATAATCAAAATAAAAATGATTGGAGAAATCTTATGTCTAAAAAAACTTGTTTTATCGTTTGCCCTATCGGAGAAGATAACTCTGAAATTCGGAAACACTCTGATACGGTACTAAAATACATTATCACACCTGCTCTTTCGCAAGACGAGTTTGACATTATTCGTGTCGACTCATTACCTACAGTAGATAGAATCGACCAAACGATTATAGAATATTTACAGACAGCTGACCTAGTAATAGCTGATATGACTGGTCATAATGCCAATGTGTTCTATGAATTTGGGTACCGTCAAGCACTTGGTAAGCTCGTCATTCCTATCATAGAAGAAGGACACTCTATCCCGTTTGATGTTACCACATTAAGAACTATAAAATATGCGACAAATGATTTAGACAAAGCTAACACTGCAATAAATCGACTAAAGGAAGCGATTGAAATTTTTGATTTTGAGAACCAAGCTGATTCCTCAACTCTCTCTCCATCAAATCTAGACACTTCTATTTTGACAACTATAAATAATAAATTAGATGCCATCATGGATCTTCTCGCTCAAAATAATGCGACTATTATTGACACGGTAGCTGAACAAGTAGCCAAACACTCTAAGACAGAACAAACTATGGAAGAGCGTATGCTAGCTTTGATACTCCCTGAAATGATTAAAAACCCTGAGTCACTCAATGCTTTTGCGAACTTGGCTCAGAAACAAACTGGTCAGTCCTAAGTTTTAAAGCATCTAAGCTACCTTTTAAGAATGACGTAGTCAACTCGACTTCATCCAACTTCTCAGCAATATATGTCACGGTCCTCAATATCTCATTGAGGGCTGTTCTTTCTAGTTCGTTCATTTCCCTACTCCTTCCCTTTTTTATCACTTCGGTACTTCACTATCTGACGGATAGTAAAAGATACAATCACAAATCCTGCTAAGATTATCAAACCAACATTTTCATCCATTGCTTTTCACGGCAAATGATGGTACACTATCAAGTAGAGGTTGGGGCTTCTGCCCCTTTCTCTACTTTTTCTTAAGCTC